AGTTTGAAACACTACCCCGCCAAAACGGGGATCCATATTTAGACCAAGATCCATTAAATCTTCAAACTTAGTCCTAGCTAAATCTGCTAGTTCATCCATTTCCGCATCGCTAGCTTCAAGATCCCTAACAGTAGGCAGTGCTATATCAATCTTGTCAATGGCTTCATCTACACGAGCTATTGCTTCTTTGTTTTCTGCTATAGTTTGTAGAACCTCAGAGTTTTCTGCAGATTCTGTAGATGGTAAATCTGGTAGGTCAAATAGTTCTGATAGTTTTTTGGTCATGCTCGTATTTACCGAGTCTTTTTACCTTGATGGAACATATCTGATTCAGTTACTACTCTGAAACGCAGTCCCTGTTGTTTGGCCCAGGCGTTGGCAGCAGCCCATTTGTGCATGTTAAGAACAGCAGCAGCCTGATCTCTTACACTCTTGCCTGCTGCTTCTAGTGTAGTTTGTTTACCTGGTTTAATTTCAATTAACTCGCCTACACGTTCGTTGTTTTTGTTTTGATAGATGATAAGAAAGTCTGGAACATAAATTGTATTACGTTGTGTGAACGGGTTCACATAAGGTACATGCACTGCTTCGCTGGCCCAATGCAATACAGCAGGATTGTTATCGCAAAATCTCATGAACGCATGTTCCCATGAACTTCTATAGTGAGGAACTTTTTTTCCTATATATTTGTCAGGATTAAGAACTTGGTAAAAACCATTTGCGTATTTTTGCATTATGGAAGTATTGCCCTTGCTACATATTTGTTTTGTACAGGTCTATTTTTTAAACCCAAATAGCTAGTTCCAATACGTTCAAAATTTAAAAATAATGCTGTGTAAGTATCTAAATCACCTGGTGGTATATTTTTAAATTCGTCTAATGCTTCCATTGGACTTATACCTTGTTTTATTGCGGTGTATATTACTGCACTAGCCAATGCCCTGGCAGATTCTTTATTATCTGCAATTTGTTCAAAATGTGCAATTATAGCAGCATCTATATTGGAGGTAACTTCAATAGGAAATTCAAAAAAGTTATTAAAAAAACTATCAGTATTGGGAGGATTAATATAGTTAGTATTAATTCTACTTAAATTTGTTGGGTTAGGAACTTGAGGTGTAGTAGTTTGTACCATAATTAATCCTTGGCAATTCTCTGGTTAGACGGTACCCGTGGCAATTTCGTAGCAAGATTAGAAAAAGAACTAGACCCTAATACTTGTTCTTGTGTTGCTAAATCTTGTGCTGCCAATTCCTCTGAAGTGGCATCTGTTCCGACACCAAACACCGCATCTGTAAATATTTGACTGTTTGATTGAATCATACCGTACCGAACCCTCCACTAACTGAACCGCTTCCGGCTGCATTAGTTGAAGTTTTTCCTTCTGTAGAAGTCTGTAATCCAAAATAATTTGAACTTAAATTATTTGCTGCTGTATCTGCAGCTACCTGTGAACTAGCAGGAATTTGGAAGTTTCTTAGTGGCGTATTATCTAATGCTGTGGCTGCCTGTCCTGCCTGTTGTTCTACTGACCTAGATGTATCCAAATTTGAAAGTGATTTTAATCTTTCGTTTGCCTGCTGTATTGCTGCTGTAAATGAATTTGTAGGTAAAGGTTTGGAAGTTGAAGCACTTAAACCTGTTGTTGTTGGATTTAGAGATATTACCTTGTTAGGGTCTCCGCCTCGTATTAAACCTGACGCAGTAGTTGTTACACCTGATATATTTAAATCAGCCGGTGCTGTGGGCGTTCCTTGTAACGCTGTTTGTATTCCTCCGGTAACTACTGCTGCACCTGCTCCTATATTAAAACCGTTACTGCCTACACTTCCAGCAGCGGCCGAAGTTTGCATTGGTAGCGCGGACTGGAAAGATGGGCCGGCAGAAGCATTTACTCCTCTATATGGTACGAAGGTTGCGTTCAAGGAAGTATTAAATCCTGATCCAGATTGGCTTCCACGTAATACATTGGTGAATGATTGTATTAACTCGCCTTTAGCTAAATTTCTAAAATCAACATTTTTATTTTTATCAAAGGCTCTTAATGCTTTGAATCCTGCACTACCCCAACTGCCATTACTACCATCACGAATTACTTCGTCTAGTGCGTTTACTATACCACCAGGACCAAGAATACTATTTGTACCTCCGCCGGCCACAGTTAACGGACTTGGTGATTTGTCATAATGTAGGTCAGCAAATCCTCTTGCTACTTTTGCAGAACCGCTTGCGTACAAAACAGTTTCATAAGAAATGGTCATATTATTTTCTAGTGTCCCGTCTTGACCGTTTTGATGTGTGCCATGTCTAAATGAAGTTATTGTTGGATTAATTAAAGTGTATTCACTAAAACGTTTTTGATGTAAACTGTAAATTCTTATTGCCTGTATATATTGCGTTGAAATAGTACTGTCTTTTCTAGGTGTGTATCCAAATCTATTATACAGATTTCTTTGTCCTAGCACTTGTTTATTACTTTTTTTGTAAACATCATTCAATGCCCCGGTAGCATCTCCATAATTATTATCCATGTCTCTATAATAATAATTGTAGTAGTCAAACCATAACTTTCTAATTATATTTGCAGAGTCATCGTGAAAAACAATGTTTACATCTTCGTATCTAATTTTTGTTTGAGCTATGTGTGGTCTATTATAGTTGTTGTAGGTTTTTGTATCAACTCTAAATTTTGGTAAGTCAGCTGACTTTACTAACATACCGGCTTCAATTTGTTGACGTTGATCAACTGTAGTTAATTCAGGATTTAAATCAAAGAACACATGAAATAGCCAAGTATACTTGGGCGACCTTTCATAATTGTTAGAAACAAAAAGCCTACTGGCGTGTTGATAATCTTTTATATTATCACCGCGAGCGAGTTGTGTTAAAAATCCATCAAAAATACTTGGCATATAGATCCTATTTGTTATTATTTATTTCAAAAAAAAGCCCGGTTTTACCCGGGCTGTGAAGTTGTAAATTAAAACTATTAAATTACACCAGTGATGGTTGTTCCTAGTGTTCTTCCTACTAGTGTACCAATGCCAGTACCGGTCGGCGATTGGATAGCGTTATCGTACATAATACTTAATGTAATAGTTGCTGGTGTGTTTTCACTATATGCCATGTCACCATAATTAACAGTTTGTAACAATGCACCATATAATTCCCAAGTTTCAAGAATGTTAGGTTGATTAATACCGTTGCCACCGTCTAACATCTCAAACTTTAGAATGAACTTGTAATCAATTCCAGACGCAGCCGAACTCTGTTCTGCAAAATCAAATTGTTTCTGTACTTGTTCGCCAACTAATCTGCTTACATTGCCGCCTGCATCATCTCGTAGCGTAACACTGACTGCTTCCCAAGTTGGTTTACCAACCAAGTTTACCTTTGAGTTATACACATCAATAGTAAATGGGTTCATGTTCAAGTTAGGACGGCTAATGCTATCTACTTGTTTTGTAAGTTCTACACGATCTGTGCTTACACCAAAATTTTCAAATATCGCACGGAAACGATATTTTAATTTAGGCATTAACAAACCTTGAGTGCTAGCACTTTGGTTTGTAGCTAAAGGTACTGTAAATCTGTTCAATGAGGCAATTGCCATTTTATTCTCCTGTTATAGGTATTTACCAAAATTTATTTGGATTTTATTGGAGCCCTCGGGCTCCAATATCTACCCATATTATACTCCTGCTGCAATGTCACCTGGGTTCTTCAAACGAATTGGAATGTAAATAAATTCAACATCCTTCATTGGTTCAATTGCAATGTCAACATATAGTTCATTTCTTGCAATACGTGTAGGTGTATTATTACTTTCGTCACAAACAACTAGGTAATCGTAAATACCACGCTTTGCTACTAAGTCGTTGATTGCACCGCTAATTACATTCTTGATTTGATCTCTAGTGATCTTATCATTGGGTTCAAACAAGAAAGCATTACCAGCTGATGCAAGAATTGTTCTCAGATAGTTAACTAAACGTGCTACATTGATACGATCCAAGCTGCTTGGGGTTGGATTACGTGTTTTCTGTCCCCATACTACCAAACCGATACCTGGTAAGTTTGTAATAGGATTGATTCTATTTTCGTATAGAGTATCTCTCAAACCTGGTCTGATACTATCAAATGTAAATTCACCTGTAGTAGCATCAATATAACCAATGTTTGTAGCATTATCAACCAAACCACGACGTGTTCCTGCTGGAGCAAACCATTGATAACTAACGTTATCGTTAAAAATCATTGTGCGCAATGCCATATGACTAGACGGTACAACAATTGTATTGCCCTGCAAATCACTTGTTTGACCACTTGGATAATATACGCCAAGATATGGTGATGCTGTTGCTAAACCATCGCCGTTTGTGTTATTGCTCCAATTAATAATGTCAATTGAATTTGGAGCCAATCTCATTGGTGTATCGCCAATAATAAATGCGGTCTGAGCTCGATCATTATTCAATGCAACCATCTCATCAATAACTTCTGGGTATCCAGGAGCTGCAATGATGTTAAATTGGAATTGGTCTTCTCTAATCTCAGTATTTGCAATTAATGCTGCCTGCATTGCCGCAGTAACCATGCGACGTTGAGCCTGTCTACCCATGTATGGACTGCCGTTGTCTTTTAGACCACTTGCAGTTTGCCATGTGTCTTTGACAGTAGGCAACGAACCACCAGCACCTGGTACTGCAGGTAAATCTGGATAATTAGCTGCACTAAATTTGTTGCTTACATACTGTTTAACATTGTATCCACTACGTCTTAGGTTAAACAACAACATGCCTCTTGGATACAATCTGTAATCAGGTGCATCTTGATCTAGATAGTCGCTAGCTAACAAGTCTGTAATAGCTGGCAAAGAACCTGTGATAATATCTGTTGTGCCGTCAGTGTCCCAACGTGCATCTGCAAATAGAATACCATTCTGTCCCACTTGATCTGTGTTATCAATTAGTACCCACGCTGCACCATCGTAACGATATAAAACTGGATAATTTTCTAAATCGCCGCTATCTAACCATAGATCGCCTGCTACTAGTGCTGTTACACCATCACTTTGAAATTCTGGTTCGCTGGCGCTGACAATGACTCCATTTGGATCAGTGTTTTCTAGCGCATAACCTCTAGCATCAGTTTTACCTGACCAGTATGCACTTCTATAACCGCGCCAACCACCAATATCGTTAATCATAATATCAACACTGGCTGGATCGCTGTAGTACCATAGAGTACCATCAGCAGGTGCTTGATATGGTTCTGTGGTGCTGTAAGTATAAGTTAGTGCTTCCCAGTTAGTTAAAGCAAGTGTATTACCGTATAAAATAGTGCCTGCTGTGTTGCTAGTAAATCCGGCATCTGCAGTAGGTGTACCTGTATCATCAGTTAAGTAAATATCACCACCAAAAATGTGTGTGAAAGTAATGATACTATTTGTTACACTAATATTCAATTCTGGTATATTAACAGCCAAAACGTCAGCAACAAAACTTGCAGGAGTTGTGCCAGTCAAAGTCACATTGTATTCTGTGATGTTGGCCGATCCAATTGAAGTTACACCAATGGTAATTATATCAGACGCTGTAAATGGGTTAGCAGCTAACAAACTTCCGCTAACAACAGTCTGCCCTGTTACTCTACGTCTATATGGCTTGAACGCATCTGTGTCGTCACGTAGAGGATCATAGGCTATCCATACAGTGCCAGCCACAATGCCGTTACCACCGCCTGCTGGATCAAGTCCAAATAGTGCATCTTCGGCTCTGTTAAAGAACTCTGTTCCTAGTGTAGCAAAGGTTTCTGTGGTGCTATTGTAACGCTTAATAACAATATCAGCACCGCTACCAGTTGCACCAACCTTCATAAACATGCTACCACTTGGGCGTGGTACTGTGTCTGATGCTCTCCAACTTGGAATCTCAGCAAAAGTACCGTATGTCAATTGTGGGTTGGCGTAAGTGCTGCCAGAGGTGCCTAAACCTAGGCTAGCCATTGGTGTGCCGTCACTATTAGCTATAGTAATCTTACCGTCGGCTGTTATTCCATCGCTAGCCGCATCATCAGTTGCATAAATTTCAAGTCTTGAATCAATGTAAGCTGCACTAACACCAGTAATAGCTGCACTGTTAATTGCACTAACAACTTGTGCTATAGTTCTTGCAGAACCCGTATTGCCAACTGTAACTGTAGTTCCATTAATGGTAAGAGCTGCTGCTGGTGAGCTTGCAGGAATTGCAGTAGTTGAACTAGTGGCAAAAGTCACTGTACCTCTAATAGTTGCCCAACTTTGTGCCCATGCATCTGTACCAATACTAGCATTTGGAACATAAATTCCACCAGACAATGTTTGGTTAGTAATTGAGGTTACTAGTATAGGAGTTTTTAAAACAAATTCCCCATTAATAGCATCCCACTCGTTAATGCCCCATACACTTTCTGTTAAATCCATCCAATGTGTATTGTTAGCAACTGCACCAGTTGGGCGTACACTTGTACCTTCAAGTTGATCTAAATCAATGTCTGCACGTATAGCGTAAATTCTGTTTACGTTACCTAATACACTGTAAGCTGCCATTAAACCATATTCGTTGCGTTCATCGCCATGTAATGGGGTACCAGCTGCGCTTTGCTTAAAGCTAGGATAACCCATAGAAGCAATTAACTCACGTTGACTGCTATATGTTAATAGTTTTCCTGCTCTGGCAGCAACGGTATCCGAAGCAGATCCACCCGATGGATTTGTTTTATCCTGGGCAGTTGCCATAATAATAAGGGGAACTGTTCCTACTGCGCCTGGAACATATTGACTTTCGTCGGTTACGGTAATTTCAATACCTGGAGATACTAGTGCCATGTTTTTATCCTTTAACAAAACATTTGTTTGTATTTATTAAAAGGATATTATTTTGGGTTACTACAAGGTACCTTTAAAAGGTTTTACTATAAATATTGTTATGCAAAGACCTCTATGTATACAATGTCAAGGCAATCCTGCTGCTGTTAACTACAAATTGGGTAGTAAAACTTACTACAGAAAAATATGTGCCAGCTGTGCTAGAAAAGGACGTAGAGTTAAAGAAATGCCAGGTTGGACTAAAAGTGGTTATAAGAAAAAGTTAACCTGCGAGAGATGTAATTTTAAAGCAAAAACAGCTAATCAAATCTTTGTTTTCCACATAGATGGAAATTTAAAAAATAATAACTGGGTCAATTTACGCAGTGTTTGTGCTAACTGTAGAATAGAATTAAATTCTAGTAAAACTACTTGGCGCGAAAGTCCGTTAGTAGCAGATTATTGACTTTGGTATATAATTCTTCTACTGTTCCGTCGTTGGTTATTTCGTAGTTAAAAGTTTGCCCAATCCAGGCCCATTCGCTATGATGTACTCTAGGAAATTTTTGCTCCATAAGCTGGTGAGCATCTTCTAATAACCATTGTCTATCTTCGTGTGTAGTATTTTCTCTAACAGCACACTCGTACCATTCAGGGAGCTCGCCGCGTTTTACCCACACGCATGTACCGCCATGTTTTCGTATAGCTTTTATCTCGTTAGGAAAACGCACGTCGCTAATAACAATATCTTCGGTAGTTTTGCGTAATCTATTTTCTAAACTAGCTATCCAAATGTCATTATGGAATCCTCTACGGCAAACTTCTGTGCCCCAAAGTTGCAGCATGTATCTAGGGGTAAGATTAGGCATGTCAAGGCGCTTAGACCACCAAGGATCCACTTGCTCGCGCCATTCTCTAGCTTCAGGCGTCAATCCTTCTAGTAGTTCGCGGTCCCAACCAAACACCTGTGCAACAGCATCTTTTAATGTGCCGGCAAAGCTATCTCTTACAAATCCGTGTTTGGCTACCAAATAATTGGCTACAGTGTCTTTACCTGACCCTATAAATCCTGTTATTCCTATAATCATAAATTTTCCAAGTATTGTAAAATAACTTCGTTGGCGAATCGTTTGTGCCCTTCTCTAGTCGGGTGAAATCCGTCTGGTTCTAAAAGCCCAAATTGTTTGCTATGTTCATAAATGCAATTTTTTTGCTTGTCAGCGAATATCCAATTTTTAAAATTAATTTTATCCAGGGCAGCAGTGCCTTTGGCAAAATGTCCTAGACTAGGACAACCAGTGGGAATACATTCGTTTTTATCATCCCATATGTTACAAAAACTCATGAATTTAAATTGTATTTTATTTACTAATAAAAAGTTTTCCAAATTGGTTATATGCATTAGGGTGTCTTTGGCTAGAGAGTGATGATCGCTGTTTAAATAAAGAGGTTGAAAAATTGGATGTACATCTGGGTAAGTTTTCCAGCTATTAGATAGCCCACTACTGAATAAGTAATTTTTATCTAGTTCATAGCTTACTTGTTTATAAGGATACCTAATTAATGATAAAATATCATATGCCAATCTAAGATCAATTCTACCTGGACCGGACCACATTACTAAAACTAAAGTATCATCGGGTGCATAATTATTTTTTTGAATTTCGTCAATTATTGAATTGCAAATATAGAAGTTACCTGCAGCTGATCTGCCAAGATTAACATAATTAGAAATTTCTAAGTAATCTTTGACGTAACTAGCCCACGAAGTCCTAATTTTAGTTTCCTCAGTAAATGAACATCCGCTGACAATTAGGTTTTTAAACCTCATAAAAAATGCCCCCTAAGGAGCATTTTAATTTATTTGTTGCTAGATGTCAAACACCGTATCTGTTCTTTTTAGGCTTGGCCACTGGACTGTCTTTGTGAACAGTAGGCCCTTCTTGACTGCGTAGGTCACCGTGATTCATGTCGTCGTGATTGGCATGAACTGCTTTGTAAGCCAATTTGAGCATATCTTGTTCTTCTTTACTGTATGGCGCTGTCAATTTCCATTTACCAAGCCAGGATTCTTCGTCCACATCAGGCATGGTTTTGCCGTCAGTGGCTGCAAGTGCTAGCCCTAATCTATATAGAGTATAATCGCTGTTCCATTTTTTACCGTCTGCGAACCTGTTTAATCCCCTAGTGGCTCGGCGTTGACGATCTTTAAGTTCGCCCACGCTTTCTTGTATTATGTCTTTAATTTTCATTATCCAATAACCCAGGTTAACGGCATAGATCCGTCTACATAATCCTTTAATTCTTGTTCTAGTTTTTCCATTTCAGCTTTGGCTTCGCCTTTAAGTGTAGCACCGTTAAGTTGTGTACCACCTTGCGGTCCTGGTAAACTTGCATACTTTTCTCTAGCTTCGCCTACAATTAGTTTAGCAAAACTATACGCATACTCTTGTATCCATGGAAAAGCTTGATAATCGTTTAGTAACATTGAGTCAGGCTTATAGTTGTAAAGATGTAATAGCACATCTTCAAATCCATTTGGATCTGCATTTGATCCTACAAAAGGAATTTTGCGAATAAGTGTTAATTTTTTAGTTACTTTGTTAAACGTAAAGTTTAGGTAACCGCCAAACATACGCATGGCCAACTTTTGATAGTCTACAAACAATTCATAGTTTAATAAACCGCCAACACGCCCCGCTACTAACATATAGGTGTTTAGGTAACCACTAGCAAAAGGTTCAAATTGACTGGCAGTTGTTCCTGATACTGAACCAATACCTCTACGATAAGCTGCCCTAACATCCATAACAATGCTAGGCAAAATAATTTCTTGTGTTTCTGGATATAGCTTAAGAAATGCGTAACTTTCTTCTTGGCTGTTAGCAGCACGTTGGCGATATTTAATCAGAGATTGATTGATAGCCATTTCGTAGTGCTCTTTATCAAGCTCTACGTCTACAATACCATCGGCCAAACGCATGCGTATGTAGTCTGTGATTTCAGCCCGCTTCTTGTTAAACGACGTTAGCCATTCTGCTTCTGGATCATATTCAATATGTCCTGTGCCCGACCCGGTATTAGAGTTATAGAGGCTATCGGTTTTTAATACGCCATTGCCAAAATAGTAAGTGGTATCCGCTACAACATTACCGGTAAAAGAGTTAGACATTCATGTTCCTAAAGTACACAGTATTTATTGCACTTTAAGCAGAACAGTATCCAAACTTAGTCTTCCGTTGCCAGCAGTTTCTGTAGCCTTAATATCTTCCAAAAACTTACGCAATTGAACTTTGCCCGACTTAAAGAATTCTTTAAGTTTTTCGTCTGGTTTGCGCAGAGTTTTGCCTACAGACGTTGTAGTGTTAAACCCTGTCAAACTAGTGCCCTTAATACCCAATGGACCAGTTACACTATCCGCTACATACTTAAATAGCTTGCGTGTTTTAACATTGTAAACCCAAAGTTCCTGGGCACCAATAATATCCACAGGATTAATACTCACTAACTTTAATGTCTTTTCTTCCTTCAAATATTTTATTTTGCTTACTACTTTTTCTTTGTTAGGCGCTCGTTTGACACGAGCCTTTTTGGTAGCTTTTTTAACTTGACGATACTGATCTATAGCAGTTTGTATCAAATCAAAAAATGCAAGGTGCCGCTTGTAATCTGCTGCTTTGTAATGACGATAAGCTTCTACGAACTGCTCATCCATGCGATCCATGGCCGCAGTAAGATACATTCGTTGTGTATCAATGTAATTTTCAAACTTGCCTAACTGTCCTTGCGGTACGTTGTTGGTGACAAAATAATCATATGCTCGAGGGTCTATCGTAGCGCCACCAACTACTTCATCATACAAGCCTTCAAAGTGTGCAATATGCTCGCTAGTTTTTTCATTAAGACGATCTTGAATTGTTTTGACTGCAGAGGGTGCAACTACAACCTGTTCTGCAACTGGTTCTTCTTCTACAGCAGAATTTAAAACTTCATAAATTCTATCTTTTACATAGGCAAGTTCTTTTTCACGCAAAGGCATACCTTGGGTATGTGCCTTGATTAGACTGCACACAGTAATTGGTAGTGCGCTGTCTCGAGTGCGAATAAAGCGGCTGACTTCTTCTTTGGTGTAGTGTTCTTTCATCCAGTTCACTACATATTTTTTAAGGTCTTTGGTGCCAAAGAAATAATTGTAGTAAAACAAACTTTTTCTAAGATGATGATCAAATTCTGCTTGATCCATTTTTAATGCACGTTCAGTATCCCATACAGGTTCTCTACCGGTATATTTTTCATCTGCAAATAATGGGTCTCTTGCTTTTCTAGCTACTTTTTTGGGTGCTTTAACAGATTGTGCAGTTGCCACAGTAGGCTCCTTGAGTTGTACAAAATATAATTATACTATTCTTTTGGTTTTTCGTCAAGTAAGGTTGCAAACATAAGCCAGGATTGCAATTCTTGCAACTCTTGTTGCACTTTTGCTAACTGGTCCGTGTAGCGTACTGAGTGTCCGTATTTGCGTCGTTCTACGTTTAAACGACTCAATTCATTTACACTAGCTTCTAGATTCCTATACATACGTTCCATTTGACGTTTATTGGCTATATTGTGCATAGCCCATAAATTACGTCTAATTTGGCTTTCTATAGCAGGCCAATCTTCAAGCGATGTAAAGTCACTCATGTTGTAATTATACGGTACATCCTAATTTATGTCAATTTGGGTAGCCGCTAAATATAAAATAACAGGAAAAAATTGTGCCTAGATTATCAGTTTGGCGAGACGGAGCCCATAGTAACGACTACAAATACTTCGACAGGAAAATGAGCGAATTATTTACTGTAGGAGGTACCGGCATATTGGTACACAAATACCTAGGTACAACTGAACAAAACTTAACAAAGACTACAAGTGCAGCCCAACCCGCAGTAGGCACAACACTTAATTTTACCGGCACCGCAGATATCAATCTTGGCATGTTTGTGACTGCAACTGGTGTTAGTACAGGCACTACTGTTGTTGCAAAAACCGCTAACACAGTTACTCTCAGTGCTAATACTACATCCAGTATATCTTCAGGCGCAACTGTTAAATTTTACACTGATGCTGCTAAACCCAGCTACATTAATCAATCAGCATTAAACATTCAAGACTTATTGTTTGTTGAAAATCGCGACAGAAAATACGACACGGATATTTACATGATGCGCGGTATCTATACTGTGCAGGATGTTACATTTGATCTAAGCCAATTTGGTATGTTTCTCAATACCGGAACGCTGTTTATGGTATTTCATATCAACGATATGATAGCAACAATTGGCCGTAAACTAATGCCTGGTGATGTGTTAGAGTTAATGCACCTAAAAGATTACTATCCGCTGGATGATAGTTTGCCTGTTGCGTTAAAAAGATATTTTGTAATCAGTGATTGCAACAATGCAGCTGAAGGATTCAGTGCCACTTGGTGGCCGCACCTGTGGCGTTGCAAACTAAATCCGTTAACAGACAGCCAAGAATACAAAGATATTTTAAATCAAATTAAAGTTGACACAGACCCACTAACTGGCAACACTGGCAATGTAACACTAGGATCTGTTTCAAGTATTATTGGCAAATATATTGAAATAAATGATTCTATTCTACGCGAAGCAGAAAATAATGTACCTTACAGCGGATATGATGTAGATCACATTTATATTAAACCAACTACCGAGGATGGCCAATATCCCGGCGATCCAACTGGTGTCACTGCCGATAACAACACAATTACATCGGATAACAATAATGTTGAGACTGACAGTAGTATTACAAGTCCAAATTCAACTGTGGAAGGATACCTAACCGGAGATGGCCGTGCACCAAACGGACTTCCTGTATATTCTGGTATAGCATTTCCTACTAACCCATTGGTAGGTGAATACGCATTAAGAACTGATTACTTACCAAATAGATTGTTTAGATGGGACGGTCGTCGTTGGGTCAAGATAGAAGACAATGTGAGAACTACACTAACACCAGGCCCAAATAATCAAACCTTGCGTAGTAGTTTTGTAAATAACACTAACA